GGACTGATCCCGCTTCTAACTAATTTCTCATGTAAGCCTAATGCAAGGCTTGTCATTTCTTCATCTTGTCCAAACCATTTATTATTGTCTTGCCAAGCAAGAGCTCTAGTATCAGGTTTAGGAATAGAAGGTTGATTTTGTGGTATATATACCTCATTTTGATCTTCTTGTAAAGCACTTTTAAATCTAGGCTCATATTGTTGCGCTTGAGACAATTTATATTGTGCATCATTCATTTTAGATTGAGCGTCAATAATTTGATCAGTATTACCTGAATCATAGGCTTCACGATAATCTCGCTTAGCTAAATTTAACTCATTCTCTAATGCGCTCTTAAGAGTTTGGATATAAGTTTCTTCTCCAGAACTTAAGTTAGATTTAAGCCTTTTATTTTCATCTGAGATTTGTTGAGCAAATCTAATTGCTTCTTCTCGTTCACGGTCAGCAGATTCTTTAGCACGTCTTTCGTCATGCCAAACTTTTTTAAGCTGCGCCATTCTTTGTTTAACTCTTTCAGAGTAATCATCGAGAGTATCTTTTTCTAATTCTTCTACTACTTCTTTTGGTAGGGGTTCACGGCCCTTATCTTGAGGTGGGGTATCGTCTTCTATTTCAAGATCAAGTTCATCTTGTACTTTAGCATCTACCTTAACTTCTTTAGGTTCCGCTTGTTTAGATTCTAGGTCAACTTCTTTTTCTTCAGGTATCTTACTGCCTGGTATTTCGTCATCGTCTGGATATTCAAAAATAATATCATCGTCTTTTACATCAGCCATATATTACTCCTTATGCGCGAGTGTAGCCGCGAGGATCTGCAACAACCCCCTCAACTGTATCGTCGTTAATAATGCGGAATTCTCTTCCGTGGATTTTAAATCTTGTACCTGCGTATGCACGTGTCAAAACAAAATCACCCTCTTTACACCATGGACCTGTAGGAAATCTAGTCTCATCTTTATAAGCTAGGTCACCTACTTTTACTACAAATAAAACTACAGTTGAATGTTCTTCTATAGTTCTAGTTGAATCTGCTTTTACAATACCACCTTTATATGTTTCTGACGCATCAGGAATTGCACAAAGTATCTTGTATCCTTTAGGCTCAGGTAACTGTAAACCTCGTTCTTCAATTGGTATATCATCTACTGCTACTGCATCTACGCTTGGAATATAAACTGGCCGACCGCTTGCATCAACTATGTTCTTATTCATTGTGAGTATGTCACTCATCTTCAAATGTCTCCATTTTTTGTGCAAGGTCTTTTATAATACTTTCTGCGACGGATAGACCTCGTATATATCCTGTCATATTAGTGTACGAAGCATAATCTTTTGCTGCCCCGTCTCCTAAATTTATTAATACTGTTTTGCGCTGATCCTCTATTCGAGACAATAATAGCTCTAGCGATTGATCCATGGTTTACTCCTGAGGTTGTTGATTCCTTTGTTTATTTTGTACAGCTTGTATACCAAGCTTAGCGCCTTCCATAATCTGTTTAGCTTCTAGTTCTTTATTAGCCATCACAGTGTCAGCACCTAAATTAGCGCCTGCAATACGTTCTTGTGATTCAATACGCATTTTATCAAGTTCAAGTCTTTGTTGCTCTGCTTGAATATCAGCCATAGTTTTTTGTTGTTTAATTTGCAAGTCTTGAGCTTTAAGTTGTAACTCTTGTTGTTGCATTTGTATAATCGGATCTTGTTGCTGTTGTTGAGCTTGTTCTTGTTGAGCTTCAGAAGCAGACTTAGCAGCAAGTTTCTTAGCAGCTTCAGCCATAACCTTAGATAATTCAAACTCTATATCTTCTGGTAATGTTTCATCAGGTTTAGGTAATGGAACGCCTAATTGTTCTTCAAGTTGTTTTCTATATTCGAATGCAACGTGCTCGTTGATATGTGCCATAGCTGCTGCTTGAATTGCGCCTGCTTGTGGGTTCTGTCCTACCATTTGTAGAATCTTAGGGTCTTGCATAGCCATCATGTGCACTTGAATATGAGCCTGATGGTCTTGATAGATAAATGCTTTAACAGGTTTGCCATTAATAATATTCATATTTTCTGACACAGGATCTTTTGGTGTTTGGTCATCAGATGATGGAATAAGTTTGTTAATATTCTTAACTCCAAGCACTTCTAACATTTGTTTATTAAGTTCTACTTGATCATAGATTTGTGGATTAGCTTGAGCCATTTGCATTACAGCTTGATACTGAACGACTTTCTGTGACATCGTTGCAGCATTAGGATCGCTCACTGGAATAACATCTACGTTATCATAATCAGATTGTTTAGCGCGTCTATTACCTACTTCAGGTTCATATGAATACTCTGTTGGAGTATAGTCACGAATAATACCTTTAAGTAATTTAAACTCTTGCTTCATTGCGTAGTAAATACGTGCTTGAACTGCACTCATTACTTTGAGAGTTCTTTCTAGAATTGCTAGTGTAGTACCCACTGGAGAGTTAGCAGACATATCTGATACTTTCATATCAGCAGCAGAAGCAAAACGTCGTCCTTCTTCAATGATTTGATTCATTAATTGATTAAGAACTTGACTTGGTTCTTTGTAAGGTATCATCAAAATGTTGTCACGAATAGCGCCACTTGGTACATCTACATCTCTAAATTCACCTGGAGAAATCGGAGTGTCATCCCCTTTAATGCGTAGCCCACGAGACTTGAGACCCCCAGGAAGATTAGATAATGTACCTGCATCGACTAACTGACGAAGAATCATCGTACCTGATTTAGCAAATGCGCCAATTAAATGAATTAAACCAAAACAGTAAAAACCAAAACCAGGAATGTAGCCGTAGTGTACAAAGTGTTGACGCTTAGCTTTTAATTTATCATCTGGATTCCAATTACGTCGAATAGCTAATATAGTACCCGTACCTTTTTCAATTGTTATTACGTAAGGTAATGCAATCCCATCTTCACTATCACCATTTTCCAAATCAAGATTAACATGCATCTCTAAGATTTTATATCTGTCATCTTCTGTTGGATTAAATCCTAACTTCTCTGCAATTTTCTTTTCAGCTTCATCAATATCTGAATACGGTTCACCTAAATCTACGTCACGATAAAAACCAGCAACTTGTAATTTATGTAATTCATTTTTTGTTTTACGCATGACATGTGTCACACGCTCTGCTGTTTCTAAATTAGATGCGCCGTATGGAACTACAATATCTTCGGCAGGGACATACATTGATACTTGACGCTCAATGTTAGGATCATAATAAACTTTCTTAAATGCATTACCTGATAACCCAAGACCCCATAGCATGCGTTCATGTTCAGGTCTATATTCAGGCATCATGTCCGTGAGCTGATAATTCATATCATCTTTTACACGTTCAGCAGCATCTTCTTTTTCTTTTGTTTGCTTACCGATGATTACTGTTTTAACTGGCCCTGCAGCGGGGAATGTCTCCATCATAGTTTCAGCTTGGAATTTAACCAGCGCTTCTGTCATCAAGGGGTGGTACACATTGCATGCCCCAGGCCACGGTTCTGTTCTGTCTTCAACTTTTAGACCTAGTAATTCTAAGCCATCTACATAAGTTGTTAACCAATCTTTTCTTGAATTAATATCTGCATCATACTCACCAACTAAATCACCTGATAATTCAGTGAGCTGACCTTCATCCATATCCTCTGCTAAGTTAGCATTGAACTCATCATCTTGTTCTTTACCAGGCTGAATAGTAATTTCCATACTACCATCATCAAGCGTTACGCTCTCTGGGTTTTCAATTTCAATAGCAAGGTCTGGTTGACTCATAGCCATCGCTTCTATTCCTTGAGGTGCTTGTGCTAAACTTTTATCTATATCTGCCATAATCTGTCCTTATATTGCATATAATCTGTTTCGGGAACTTCTAAATCCTGGTATTTCTTCAGGTTCATCACTAGGTAATCTAATAAAGCCACCTTGTCTAAACCGCATTAATGCTAAAGTAGTGCTATCTACCAAGTCATCATTGGCACCACTAGGAAAATCATTACACTCTTCTATTACATCATGAGCCCATCGTCTATCAGGCGCCCATACTATACCACTTCTAAATAAATCGGAAATAGCATTCACTCGACTAATCTTATCTTGTCCCTTACCAGGCGTAAACTCACCAATAGGCAAGCCCATTCTACGCATTTCTTGGTAGAGTGCAGCACCGTTAGACTTTTTTTCAACCATAAATGCATCAGGTTCCCAATCTTTATATTCTTGTAAAACTAATTCTTTAAGATCAGGGAACTCTAATCGTTTTTTAATTGAATTTAACAGTATTATATTATAGTTATTGGTTTCTTCGTTAAAAAAGACGCCCCAAGTAGTGAGCGCGTTGTAGTCCGCTCTATTATTAGCCTCTTGGGCTGCATCTAAACTCATTATTGTAAATTCACAACTCGGTGGATCATCAGCTTCCCATATCTTCCACCACTCTCTTTTAATCAGTGCACCTTCTTCTGATACTGGATTTTGTAAGTACTGTGAGTTCCAATATCTAACATCAAGTGCTGCTTTCTTACTTAATAATTCTTCTAAACTCCAAAACTCAGGCCATAATGGTTGTTCAACACCTTCTTTATCCTCAATAATTGCAGGGAACTCTACAACTTCCCACTGATCTACTTCATCATTCTTAATCATCTGGTTCACAATCTGTCCAGTCAGATCAAGTTTAGACCAACGTGTCATCACTACAATAATCGCACCACCCGGCATAAGACGTTGTAGTGGACCAGACTGAAACCACTCCCAAGCAGGGAGAAATACATCAGGCCTACCGAGTTTTGCATCTTGCTCGGAGTGTGGATCATCAATGATAAACAAATCAGCCCCGCGACCAGCGAGGGCACCACCCACACCAATTGCAAAATACTCTCCATTATAATTTGTTCCCCATCGTGACGCGCTCTTCGAGTCAGCTTGTAACTCTACTTGCGGAAATATGTCTTTATATGCATCCGAGCCCACCAGATTACGGACACGACGACCAAAACCAACCGCCAAATCAGCTGTGTGAGACGCCATAATAACCTTTTTG